TCGATCTCATTATCAATGAAAGAAGGATTCTCGTTACTGTCCTCGTCGCCAACTTGCCGCCCTGCCCACTCACCTTCTTTGAAGGTAAACTCGTCAAGGGTTAAATCGTACTCTAGGATATGTGGCATCGTCGTAGTGTCCACCAGATAGAACGTCTTGTTCTTCACAGTCTCCACCCAAATACCTGCCTGACCAAATCCTGCGCCAACAGCAGGAGTGTTACCCGCGCTGTCTGCGGTGCACGAGAAAGTTAAGTACCAATCGTCCGACCCGGCGTTACCATCACCTGTTACGGTTACGTGGTATCCTTGCGGGGCATAACGAGGTAGCTTCCCAATGGTGCTTACTTTATTGTTTACAGCAACGATGTTAACTGCGCCCATACCATCATCGACAGTAACCTCAAACGTGTCTGTACGGCTGTCGTCCCAGTTGATGTACAATACATCTGAGGTGCGAGTAGTCGTAAAGGTAGTGTTGAAGTTGTTTGTTCCTGTGGCATCTAATAGGGTCTTCAATTGTGTTGCGATATAGTCAGTAGCAATCTGAGCACCGTGAGCCACAACACTCCCGTCAGGAGTAGTATGTGTTACGCTGATGCTTTGCGGAGTTCCTGTTCCGACTTCCAACCAGTTCACAGTGATCTTAAATCCCCGTGCGTACTGACCTCCGAGAATGTAAACGATAGAACCGAAGTCCATAAAGTCTGCATAATCCGTGGCCGGGTTATCGAGCATGGCGCAAGTAACTGTCTTGTTGGCAATGTAAGTTTGGTTCTCTAAAGTAGTGAACGCCAACTTCCCGCCATCAAGATAATCAAAAGCCGTGCCGTCTTCGGTCACAGTCTTTTCTACGCCATCGAAATCGAATACGCGAACTTCATCTTCAAGTGCTACGACGATGAATTTGCTATCGCCTCCGTGATCCGTGTAGTAGAACTGCGGATTATCGGAAGCAGTAAATAATGCCGCGATATAGTCAAGCGGCGGTCGTCTTGTAAGCCCATCGACAGGATTAGACGACATGTTTATTTGTTCCGTGCACTGACCGGGAAGGCGGCTACGAGCAGGCTGCTGCGATACGCCTTGGATCAGCGACTTTAAGCTACCATCAACTTTCATTAGCGACCTCCGGGCCAGCGAGGATTATAGGACGACCCTCTCTGTCTGGTTCTCATACGGAGTAGAGCAGTAGTGGGACGGTTGTTTGCGTTGATGTCAGCGGCTTTAAGCTCCTCTTGTTGGAGCCGCGCCCATGCACGATCAACTTGTTTCTCAAGGCGACTTGCCTTTGTCTCATCACCATCGTCATTAACATAGAAGTCATACGCAGCTTTGTGCATAAGATACATGGCAGCAACTTCGGGGAGGTCAACTACGTCAAGTAGAAGAACTGCATCCACGACAACTGCTTCACCAATGTTGAATGTATGGTTACGAGGATCGTATAGTTTCGTACCGCGACGAACTAACCCACTGTCAGTGTCAATCGGGTCGATGTAAAGTGTCCCTTGCGGGATGATGATATGTCCACTCTCGTTAGGCGAGAGCGTCAATTCAAATTCTGTGTTAAACCACCAGCCTCTATTCTGGAACTCCTTGTTGACCCTTTCGAGTTCAACAGTAGCCGAGAGTGCTGAGGGGTGGTTACTGGCAGGGTTACTGACAGGCGTTTCCCCGATCACATTCAGCATGTGGTTCAGGACTTCGAGTTGTGTAGTCATGTTTTCTCCATAAATGAAAAAAGCCTCGCCCTGCACAATCAAGTACAGAGCAAGGCTCTTAGACTAACTCAGGAGAGGATGTATTAGGCTCTGTATTTGTTTACAGTGCCGCAAACATCCGGGCGGTTCACGGTCACGCCAAAGGCGAGGAAGGAATCAATGAACCATTGTTTCTCTTCTTTGTTGAACCAGATGTCCGAAGTCAGAGGGATAGTTTCGCCAGCAAGCAGCGATTTCGGGTGCAGAATAACTGCAACCGCATCGGCTTCCTCAGCGGTAAGGTTGTAGGCGTTGCCATTTCCAGCGTTCGACAGCTTGTGAGCTACGATAGCAGCTTGAGGAATACGGGCAGTCTTTTCGATACGTGCACCGTTAATCTCATGGATGATACCTTTGGCGTAGTCACCATTGCCAGCCGCAAAGTCGCGGGACATCAGCTTGTCGTTGTTCAGAAGAACTTGGAACTTCTCAGGACGCACGAAGACGATAAGCTCGTCAACGGGAATGTCCTCTTCTTCCATCTGCACGATGATGTCGATGATGGCAGCAGCCAGCAAGTCGGGATCATCTTCGTCACCAGCCTGAGCCAGTTCAACGGCTTTACCAGCACCGAAAGCAGAGTTCGCGCCAGTGAAGGACGGAGCAGCTTGGTGGGAGCCTTTGATGGCTTGGATGATGAAGGCTTCGTCAAAGAACTTGCCGATCTCTTTACCGTGATCCTTAGCAAGCTCCATACGCGCATCGAAGTGCGTTTGGAACTCGTTCAGCATCGAACGGTTATCACGAGCAAGAATGACAGTATCAACCGTCAGCGAGACTTTACCAAAGCCAGTGCTGTTGGCATCAGGGCGAACGCCCGGAACCAGTGCAGTAAGCTCGGTACGACCCGTGCGGTTATTGGAGATGGTGTCCGTGCCGCGAACAGGACGAACGCGGACAAAATTCCGCATCATCGAGGCTTTGGCAAATTGGCTTTCGACTTCACCGCCGTATTCTTCCAGCAGTAGAGCGAGGTCAACGTCTGACAGGTGTGTGCTGTCGGTAGGTAAACCGGGCATATTGTTATAACTCCTTTAGGGTTGTGTTAGTTGATTACAGAGAAGCGGCTCGACGGGAACGGAGAGACTCAATTGTACGAGCATCACCTTTATCCTGAGCAACTTTCATTTGTGCCAAGTAATCGGCACGACTCAGCGGCTCTGATCCCAGTCCCGCTTGGGAGACTGCGGAATCACCGTGAACCATTTTTGTAGTCAACGACTTATTACCTGAGTCTGCATTGTACAGGGACAGGATTTCTTTTGCTGCGAGTGAAGCAGCGGTGGTGCTACCAGAATCAAACATCTTGTTAAACTCGGTAGTCTGTGCAGCGAACGCTTTATCAGAGCCTTTCTTTTTCTCGGCCCATGCAGCGATCTTCGCCCAGTTCTCTTTCCCGCCCACAACTTCGTGTACGGTTTTCACAGCAGCTTGACTACTCTCCATGTTCTTAGCGTAGAACTCACGGACACCAATCATAACGACATTCGCTTTGTCTTTACCGAGTTTCTCAGTAAGTTTAGCGAGATCGACTTTAGAAAGGTCGCCGGACTCTACAGCTTCACGGAAGATAGTGTCAGCCTCTTGCGGAGACACATTTGCTTCTTTCAGCAAGGCTACAACAGCATCGGCAGCATCGTCGCCGTACTCTGGATATTCCAGAACAGCTTCTTGCTCTTTTGCTTTGTCGGCCTCTGCCGCTTTATCAGCAGCTTCTTTTTCCTCAGCAGCCTTAGCGTCAGCGGCGACCTTATCGGCCTCTGCTTTTGCTTTCTCTTCTGCTGTGGGTTCTTTTACAGGAGGTGCATTATTGACCTCCGGTGCTTTCGGCGCACCAGAAGTACCATGCTGGCCTTCTACTGCACTCGGCGGCACACCTTCGGGAATACCCTTCGTAGAAAGGTCGCCCTCTGTGCCGGGGGGTTGTTCATCAGCCATGTTATTCCTCTTTCATTGCTTGCTTACCCGCCTCAACAGTTACCTGAGCATCCACTTCCTGATCGACGGCAGCTTGTTGTGCCTCGGCCATTTGTGCTTGCTCTGCTTGTAGCTGTGCAGGGGATTTGATGAATTTCTCGTAATCAACGCCACGGCGAATACCGATGTACTCCGCAAAGCGGCTTGCATCAATAACACCACGAATTTCTTCCGGTACGCCATCAAGCATTGCGAGATCAGAAATGAACAGACGCAGATTATCAAGATCACCAGCGCGGCTAAGAGAGTCCAAGCCTGTGATGATTTGCGGATATACCGTCTTGCCTTTACCGATATTGACATCTACCTTCTTCAAGAGTAATCTTGCAGTCGGGGTTTGCCATTCATCAGCGAAGCGTGAGTACACACCTGCATGTGCTGTTTCTAATTCTTGTGCCATATACCGAATCTCTTCGGCTGTGACACGCTCTGCTTGTCTTTGTACAGAACTATTCAACAGGAACGCAGAAGCGATCTGTTGTTGAAAACGAGCAATCGCAGCTTCTACAAGCTGGATGTCGAATACTTTACCGAGCTCAAAGGTCGAAATATCGTCCTTCTTACCTGAGTGGTACGAACCTGATTCAGATTCGTTTAGGGTCTTTACATCGAGAACGCTTGCCGGGTCAACAAGAAACTTGATGTCGGCAGCAATGCCAACGGCATCGACTAGAGAGTTGTTCAGAACGTACAGGGCGTGGAACGCACCTGCATAATCTTCAACTAATCCTCTACCGTAATCCTCGCCGCGCACAAGGTTCCACGTAAGCGGAATCCAAGGCAGGTCAGCGGAGGGCCATGTCCCTTCTGAGTCCAATTTAACTTCGTCTGCGTATTGGCAGAGATGAAACTTGCCATCTTCCTGCATCTCAAGTTGAGTGTAAAGAGTAACTTCGCAGTTATCTTTTTCGTACTTCTTCTTGTTTGCAGCTTTGAGGGCATCCTGAACTGTCTTTGAGAACGTATAGAACGCTTTCTTATCGCGTGTAAGAATCTCAATCACAGTACCAGACAAGTCACGTACAATACAATAATCTCTAAGACCATAACATTGCGCTTTACCTTCCCCTTCCGGGTGGTACATAAGAGCATTGCCAGTGATGATAAGAGCTTTCGCTGCATTGGTCGCTTCTGTGCGATACTTGTTGTAGTCGAGTTCCTTCATAGCGGAGCGTTCAGCCTTGGCAAGTGACTTGTCAAGGGTGGCTAGGATTTCCTTAGCCTCTTCGTCGCCTTCATTTGCTAGTTCAGAAAACTCATCCATAATATCATCGGATACCATGAGCCTAAAGAAAGGCGTAGGCAATCCGTACAATGTTAGGATAAGTTTATTGGATAGGTGATTCACGGCCTTCGCGCCAGTGGAGTCCACCGGGCCTTGAAGTTCATCGTGTTTCGATCCTGTAGTCGGGAATATGTACGGCAGCGTCCAAAGAGCATAATCTTCACTACGTCTGAGCATACTGCCCTTCTTGCCGTCAAGCTGTTGCCAGCGTTGTGAGAGTGCTTTCTCTTTTTGTTTACTAGGGTACTTATATGCAGTACCGCTTTCGTAGTCTGCCATAGCGTTCTCCTTAAATGTTCAGACCGCCTCGGCCCAAACCTCCGATTGCATCACCTGACCTGTTTCCTTTACCGGAGCTTCGTCCAGAGACTCGCTGATTCTTGATGTCTGCGCTTGTGCCAATGGCAACGCTTGCACCAGTATCAGTGATCCTGTTAGGAGCCGGGGGAGCAGGGATTTCAGGGATAGCAGGAGCCGGGATATTAATTGCCGGAGCTTTCGGTGAACTCAGGCCCAGTAAGGAAGTCACCGATTTGATGATCTTCTTAAATTTGCTCATACTGTTTCCTTATCAGTGCTGTGCCGATATGTTTATAACCGTACTTCTTACATAGGTTGACAAACATGTTGTCTTCACCTACGGCAGCAGTAGCAGTAGCGAATGATATTACGCAGTCGTTCTCATCGAACCATTGCGTTACGTCCTTCATCATCTGCCGTCCGGTTGGGGTAACTCTACGTCCTTTCGGCATGACATAGAATTTTGATAGAAAGCCAAAGTATTCGTTTTGGAACTCTTTGTCTTTCGACACTATTGCAAATCCAGTAAAGATGTCTTTATGGTACTCTGCAAATATAGCTGTATCAGGATCATTGAATAAGACCCAAAGATACTCTTGTGCTGTAATAGGATTGTATGTTACAGGGAGCCTTGTTTCTGTCCCCAGTGTATCTAATCCTCGCAGAACATCTGCTATTCTATAATCCCATTCAGTTACGCGCATCTTTGAAACCCTGCATTATGCGGGTTAGGATATTCACGCGGCCATTAGTGGAATCACGCAGATCGTCGGGATTACCGCTGATCTGATTGTGGCTCACAGAAGCAGCCATTACGAACTTAATAACCTCTTGCCTTCCAGCATCAATCATTATATCATCATGGGCTACCCCGGACTTCACCTCCAAGGGCTTAAACCGCCTTGCGAGGTTCGTGGCGAACTCTCGGCTAATGGGCGGGATTGGGATTGTGTGTATTTGTGCTTTCCTCGTCATTTGTACCCTTTCGGTTATGGTACTATATAGGGTAGCAATTAGCCAAAGAAGTATTCAGAATCAAGAATATCGGCCAATTTAAGCGTTCCCTTGTCTGGTGGGTCAGGTAGGACTAGATTCCCATTATCCTCGTTCAATATCTTGAAGTCAGTAAGGGGATCGTTTTCCGTATATAGCTGGACAAAGGCTTCCCGTATAGCCTGATGCAGCGTGTCGGTGTCTGCGGCGTGTGTTCCATAGTCGTCGTGGATCATAGCGAACCCTGTGACCCCGTACTGTAGCGCATGGTGCACTGTGAGCATTAGGTGGCAAGCATCCATGCTGTGCACAAAATTGGGGCTGGAGCCTAGCTTGTTTTTATGGACATCCATTTTATCGCCTCCCTCCCCTACGCGCATGTGGAACAATCCTGCAAGCTCGGTTGTGACCCGGCGGATTAGGACTTTCTTCCTATCCTGATAGACGGGGAACCCGATAGGAGTCCACCAGATAAGCGGTTTGTTTTTCTTGGCTACAATGGAGGCACAGGTCTGTATCCAGTCCATAGCCTTCCTTGCGGAAACCACGACATCTCCAATAGCATCCCACAGAATCGGAGTCAGGTAAACAGACAGCTTGAACCGTTGGTCTTTAGGAAAAAATTCCTTTGTCTCCTCCATGATCCATTTGTAGATGCTTTCTCGGCAGGACTGTTGTGTGCTACCATACGGCAAGGTCATTACAGGCTTCTTAGCCAGACCTCGTGGCATTGTTTTATCCGGCTGGTAGTCACAGTATTCAATCCATAGTTTCGCCATAGGGTCGTCTAATGCACGGAGCTTCCGTGTACATACTGCGGCGACCTCGCTATAAATATCAGATGGCTTATCGGCGGGTATAAGGTTGGTAGCCTTACCTCCGATGTCGTCTTGTAGCATTGCAGAAAAGTTCTGTAAACCATTACATGATCCGTCTAACCCGATTGGTAGATAAGAGATCATGTTGTACCCTTCTTTCTTGTATCGAGCGTACTCAAAACAGAAGGCGAGGAACTGGTACGGCTTATCTGCTGCTCCCCAAAAGTCTTTGTGAGATAGGGCATCCTCGGCTACTGCCAAGATTTTCTGCTCATTTTCTTTTACCCACTCTACACGTTCATCATACGACACCTTATCCTTGCCGTATGTATTTGCGCCGTGCACCATAAGCCAGTGTGCTCCACGTTTAGTCAGTCGCTTCCCTTCGGCAAAGCATAGCATTGCCTTCGAGAAGTCTGGCCCTTGCGGAGACAGACCGGATACAGTACAATAAATGCGGCCACGGAAATCGCACTGGTGCACAAACCAGAACTTCTCGTAAGCCTTGAACTCATTCGCTAGACGTAGAAGACGCACCACCTCGAAGCACTTTGACACCCTATCGCGCTCAAGGGTATGTATTGCACGAGCTTCTGCTTTCCATTCATCGAATCGTTCCTTCTCCTTTTTGGAGAGACTATCTTTCTTCCTATCCTTTGTTATAGGACACGCAGGAATTATATACGGCTCTGATCTAGGAAGACCGATGGGTAGAGCCTGTCCCCATACTTGCTGGAGAACATCAAACACAGGCTCGTTTACTTTCCAAGCAACATTCTGAATCGCGTTCACAGCGATTGTGATGTTCGATATATCACCTTCAAGCATTTTAACATGCTCTTTACTTCGTGTCTTAACGAGAGGACTGCGCTTACGCAATTGCGGTGTATAGAAGCCGCCTTGGTCAATTGATGTCCAATCGTCAGGCGGTATAACACACGGAACACGATCCGGGTTCAGCATCTCAGCATAGGAATGAAAGTCCTGCACCCATGCTAAGGCTTCTGGACTAGGTATGATCTCAACGTATGTCTTACCCTTAATCCTGCTTGTGCGCTTTTGGATCAGGTCTGTAGAAGACAGAATACAGTCGATCACTTTAATCCCTACAGCAGCGCGTTCTGCCATCGTCCATGACTTCCATTGTACTTCCTTCTCGTTTGCCTTGAAGGTAAGCACTCTGTGCATGTGTCGATAGGACTTCGTGCCTTTGCGTTTGAAGTCTCTGATGATAGCATCGTAGTAATCTCCCTGCTCGACACGGAACTGGGAGAATTTTAATTCGTCCTCTAGGAGCATACCAATATGTAGGGCCAGTTTTTGAACACTGGACTCCTGCATGAAGTGGTTGAACAAACATTTCAGACCAAAATACGCGGCCTTCTCCGGGTCTATCTGACGCAGAAGGATTTTGTACTTCGCCTTGACTCCCGGTGATTCCACTTTACAAAAGCCTTCGATTGCATCAGCGACAGGCCCAATGAACTCGTGCATAAGGCGTTGTGCATACTTAGTGTCTGCACCTCGTTCATGTCCCTCTGCCGCGCTCACGGAGTGCCTATATCGGCCAATGCCGTATGCTACCATACGTTTCTCAAGCTCGATTTGATCTTCGATTGTTGCCATTACTTCCTCTTGGATGATCTACGCTTTCGCGCTCTTTTGTTTTTCAGGAGCCTTTTTTCATCAGTCGTTCGATGAGTCGGATGATATATACCGCTGGGTTCAGTCTCGTGTTGTAGATAATAGTCCAACAGTCGTTCGATCCACCACCGGGGAGTACCATCACGCTTCGCCCTCCGAGCAAGGTTGAAAACTTTGCCCTCAATGCCATTGCAGTTGCGACAGAGAACTCCTCGGACTTGTCCCGTGGTATGACAATGATCGAGACATGCTTCCTGAACGGAAACATCTATCTTAATCCTGCATAGTGCACAGCGGAACTTCTGCTTCTTGAGCAGGTGTTCCCGAACTATCGGGATGTGCTCCGTCTTCATTCTCTTCATATCGCATCCTTTGTATAAAGGCTTCTACCTCTTCATCGGTGACGATACGGGGTTGCACTTCTGCATCCTGCGGGTTGATTACCGCCATCTCGTCTATCCAGCGATTCGATACCCGCCGCTTGAAGTTATGCAGAACGAACTTTCGGATTTCTCTGCGAACTCGTCTGTGGTCAACATCACCTTTGAAAGTGAGTACCGACCAGTTCTTATTGCCGTCCGTGTCGAACCACGGCAGCATGACTTTGGTTTCACCCAATAGCTTCATGTGTGGACTCCTTTACGATCTTGCGTTCTTCTAGGTACACCCATTGCTTTACATCAGCGGCAAGCTGGAGGTTATCCTGCTCAATCTCTGAGGCAAAGACTCTCATTGCAACACGAGAGGCACGAGCATACGAGCTAGTGCCTTCCGGTTTCAATACAAAGTATTTCAAGTTCACAGGCAATGATCCTTCATCCAATGAACAACATCATCCATGTCTATGTCTCTACGCATCCAGAGAAGACGGGCTTCCGATTGGAAGACCTTCCCAAATGGTACTTCTTCTCCTGTCTGGTAGTGGACGTATCCCTGACCTACTCCGCAGTCCTTGTACAAATCGCGCACCAGCTTGAAAGCTGCTTTGTTATCTGGAACTGTTGAGAGTATTTCGTATGCCATCACAGGCCCACAAGCTTTCGGCTTACCTGTCGGTAAGTACAAAGGCGTATGAACTTTAGGTAGGCCGGATATATTATCAGCAGGATCACCTGTGAGCATCTGCGCCCAAAAGTATTTCCAACCGCGACCTCTGATCTTCTTCGTCGGAGACTTAGCTTCTGGATTACCTTCGTCAAGGAAGATAAATCCGAAGTCGTCTTCGGTGTCGGTGATCTCTCCATCGTCCCAGTCTAGCATTAGGCCGGGAACCATAGTCAGGTCTTTATCCTTAGTGGCAATGATCGAAAGATTGCGGCTACCTTCTGCGATTGCTTTGTACTGAGCAATGGACATCCCGTCATCAGCTTCACAGTGCATGTGCAGGACAGCATCCCGTTCTTTGTGCATCCACTCCCGCATAACATGCAGTAGCTTCGGCTTAGGTTTATCTTTTCGATTTGCTTGGTACTCTTTAAGAATAGCTGCATCATAGCGACCACCTTTGTCGGAGCCTTTAGGAGTGAGGTGCAAAAGAGTAAACTCTGCTCCGGCCATAAGTTGCAGTTTCAGAATAATCTCGTCGCAGTTATGCCGCATCTCCTCTACGCTTTTCTCGTCGTCATACGCTACTTGGTATGCAAGGAAATCTGCGTCGATATGCACGACCCGGCCCGGAACCTTTTTAGGAACCTTAAACGGAATGTCCGGGGTGCTCTTGTGTACTAGCTTTGATAGGTCAACGCCTTTAAAGGAGTCCATCGAAGCCCTCCACTTTGTACTCAGGGTACTTTTCTTTCAAGCGTTTCATCCTCGCTAAGTTACGGTCTGTACGATTTACGTTCATCACCTTGAGAGTCTCCGTCAATACGCCAAGAAGGAACTCATCTGAACGATGGGTATGTC